TGAATATTAGCCCAAAGTCCTGGTTTTTCTTTTTTAGGCATTATTTTTTCTTTTTATAGACTTTACCGCCACCGCCATATTTTTTGACGTCTCCGCCATGACCGTAGCCTTTTTTACCATAGTCCCCACGAGAGGTTTTAGTTTCACCTCTCATATCTCTTTTTCTTTCTGTCATTCCTGGCATATTATTTGCTCCCTTCTTGTCGATTTCTTCTACTATTTACATTACCTGCTGCAAGAATTCTTTCTATATCTTTATCAGAAATTGATCTACCTTTTTGTGATTTAAATCTTTTTCTATCTTTTTCAGACTTTGTTCTACCTTTTTGTCCTGGCATATTATTCTCCCCAGTTTTTTGTTTTCTTTCCGCCCCAATACTCAACAGCATGACCTTCTGATATTAGTTTTTTACAAATATCGTCACCGTCTTCTGTGTACGGGACACCTAAAATTCTTCCGTATTTACCTTTACCCAAAGATTTAAGCTTGAATTTTCCTGTGCAAAGTTCTTTTAGTCGTTCTTTTGCAGCTTTGCCCATAACTTTTTCTTGAGTTCTTTCTGGATATCTTTTTGTGTTGATTCTAGACTCAGGTGTATCAATACCTGCTAGACGCACTCTTTGTTTGTGTAGTTTTACATCAAAACCAAGATCTAAGACACAATCAAATGTGTCTCCGTCAATAATGCGATCTAGTGTGGCATTATATACAAATGCTTCTGGAGAATCACTCATCTATGTTTATCTTGCTCCGCTAGGGCTTTTATTAAACTTAGTACCTTGAGTTGCAGCACCTTTCCCTTGAACTGTTTTCTGACCATCGCCAAAAACACTACTGCTTGTTGCATTAAGAATTGTAGTACCTTTAACTGGTTTAGACAAATCAATTTTTCTAGGAGCTGGGAAACTCACTTTTTTATACTTAGTTGTGTCTTTCATTTACTCACCTTTAGTTTTTGTATCGGATGATCTTACATCTTTCAATATCTGACCATACGTTTTGTTAATATCACCTTGTGCTTTTAACAAGGCTTCTTCTCTATCTTGAGCAACCTTCATTTCTGCGATTGCTTCTTGTGATTCTATTTTAGCCTGATCTACCTCTGCTCGTAAAGCATCTGCTTGAGCCCTTTGTGCAATTTCCTCTTTCTTAAGTTCTACAATTGGATCCATTTGAGCACTTTGTTGTGCTTTCACGAGAGCTTCTTGTTGACCTGTTACTTGTTGAGTTGCGGTTGCTGCTGCAGTTGCTATTTCATTCATTAATTCTTGAGCTTGCTCTGGTGGCATCTGTTGCATTTGATCAAGCGGTGGTAATGGTTGACCGAGTGCCTGTTCGATTTGTTGTTTGTACCCCATTGCTATGTGTTCTTGTATATTAGCTTGTATTGATTGAAGAGCCACTGGATTTTGTTGCATTTGTGGGTTTTGTAAAAACGCACTGTGTGCTGCTATGTATGCATCATGGTTTTGAAACTCAAAAGCCTTAATAGGTTGTCCCATTATCGCTGCCTGTTGTTCACTGATTGGATCTCTTGGTGGAACTTCTGGTGGAGGCGGTAAAAGTAAGTCTATGTTTTTTACTTCTAGTGCTTCGTACATTCTTTTATAGGCTTCTCGTAAATTGTGTATTTGTGGTGCTGCTTGCGCCATTTGTAGTTCTTGTTGTGCTAACATCACACGTTGAGCCATACTAAATATATTAGGATCACTTACTGGGATAATATCAATACGGTCATCAAAATCTGATTGTTTAATTTCTTGGCTGGCACCAGCTACTGCGTAAGGGTATATTGGGGGTAGCGATCTCGAGAAAACGCCAGCCAAGAGTCTAAATTCTTTTTTCTGGGCAAAATGAAGTCTTTTATGTATAGCAGACATAACTTTAGTGCCACGCTCTAACATAGCAACAGTTGTGCCTACTGGAAGTTGTTGGGAGCCAATATCACCGACTTGCATGTCCGCAATACTTGCAAATCGTCTTCCAGAGTCAATAAGTATGCCTAATAACTGACTTAATACGTTACTAGGCTCTTTATAAGGTAGTGGCATCAATGCATCACGGATTGTGCCTCCTGGAACGTCAACATCCCTAAATTCTCCTGGTCTTAAAGGTTCATCTTCACCTTGAACACGCATACCACGTGCTTTAAACCCTGCGGGAAGGTTACTAAGCGTTCCAGCGTCAATTAATTGCCTTAAAATGCTTGTAGCGGACTTAGTTAAGTCCCCAATCATGTGAATTAGCCCAAAACCGTAAAATCCAAGTCCTGGAAGGAACTTATAGTGTACAAAATACTCTTTTTTACGCAATAATTCGTCGTTTAGTGCCCAATTACGCCTAATTGCGAGAATTTCACCACTGTCTTCAAGAATAGTGACTATATAAGGTACTGCATATTCGTACTCATCTATGCCTTCTAGCTCTAAATCAACGTGTATTTCTAGTAAAGTGTACTCATTATAGTCGCTGGTGGGCTTACTTAGACCCTGTAACTCGTCAATTTTGTCTTTTGCATCATCTAAAGTCATTTCTCCAGGGTTACCGATCTCAATATCACGGTAAACACCACTTAATTGCATTTTTCGGATGTCATTTCCCGTCATATTAAGAACATGAGTAATTCTTGGCGAAGTTTCTAGGTTTGTAGTGTCATAACTGACGACTAAATCCTCCGCTTTTACAAAAGCAGACGTCGCACGACCCAATAATGAGTCAAAATAGACTTTTTTGAAGGCACTTCCCGCCAAAGGTAGGTAAAAAAGCAAACTATCCATATCTGGATCGTATTCTTGCATTTCTTCGGTGATTTGGTAGTTCATGTACTCCTTGACACGCTGACATTGTGCGGCAGTTTCGGGAGATTCTGCTCCTACGACTTTAGTGTTAACTGGACCATTGGCTGGTAATAATTCTCTATAAGCTTGAGCTTGAAATTGGGTTGCTGCTTCTGAAAGTAACGGATGGGTTACGCCACTTGCTCCTGGAAACGGCATATCTCGATCTTCTGATTTTATTCCCAATAAATCTAAGCCATTAGCAAAAGCAGTAAGCCAATCATCACGAGATTCTTTGTCTTCTTGATAAGCTCCTACTAATTCTCCTGATATTTCTCCAAGAAAATTTTCTTCTAAAAGTTCGGTGAGGTTAGTGTTGTGTTCGTTTTCTTGAACTTCTGCTGGATCGTCCATGGGCAACATTTCACCGTTCTGACCTACTTGAAATTCAACACCACCTGCGGATGGATCTTCTTCAGCTACTTCTACTATTAATTCTTCTTCACCTTGAGGAATTATAGGTTCGCCCTTTTTTGGATATCTTTGTGCTTCTATTGCCATATTTTTCTACCCTTTAAGTTATCAATAATAACTCATTTTCTTCTTATATAAAACCTCTTCTTCATAATCGGAAGGCAACTTCACAAAACCGCCTTGCCTAAATCTCATTAAAGCTTGGGTTGTGGAGTCTACTAAATCGTCATGATCACCTGCTGGAAATGCCGCACATTCTTCTATTACGTCTTTTGCCCAATTAGTATCAGGATACCAAACCATGCCAGACTCGAACAATGGAGCACAGCTGTTGACTCTTGCTACTTTGTCGTTGCCTTTAGAAGGAACGTAATTTTGAACAGGAATTCCTACGTTACGGAGTTCTTGTGTTAGGGGCATACCTGAGGCTTTACCTTCTATTATCACTACGTCAGGTTCCCAGTGTTCGTATTGTTTAAAGGCTTGACCTTTAAGTTCAGGGAAATTATACTTACCTTTAACCACGTCTAATAAAATAATATGTGGTGCGTCGCCATGGTAGATTTCTTCTCCACCTAGTCGACCTTCTGGATAAAATACTCCCCACGTGGTTATGGCACTATAGTCCGCCATCTCTGATTTTAAAAACGCTGTGTCGTAACTTTGAATAATGTAATCACACTTAGGTGGTTTATCATTTGGCCATTCTTTCCACCACTCCCTTTTTATAAGTGCCCCTTCTTCGGAGGTTGGGTTTTGCATGTATTGTGCGTGCCACTTTGGTCCACCTCGTAGGGATGCCTTTACACTTTCTATTTCTTCCAATGGCCAATACTCTGGCCACAAAGGTTTACCACTAGGTAAAATAGCAGGGAGCTCGATAACTTCCCATTGATCCGCTCTAGGGTCACGAGCTGCATCTTTGAGTAGTCTACCTGTTAAATCGTTTACGTTCCATCGCGTCATGACTATGACAATGGACCCTCCTGGCTGAAGCCTTTGTCGTGGACCAGAAGTGTACCACTCATATACATCGTCCATGGACTTTGGATTCATGGCGTCTTGCTCTGAGTGGGGGTCATCAATAATAAACAGATCCGCACCACGTCCAGCCAATGCACCGCCCACACCTGCTGCGTAATACTCTCCTTTTAATTTTGGATTTTTTGTATCTTGCGTTTCCCATTTACCTGCTGCTTTTGAGTCTGGGTTGATGGCTACAGAGTCAAAAACTTTTTGAAAATCTTCCATTAACATCAAGTCCCTAATCTTACGTCCAAATTTTACAGCTAAGTCTGCGGTGTGGGTCGCTTGTAGAATTTTGAGAGACGGATTGCGACCCACGAGATACGCAGGAAACATATGTGACGCAAATTCAGACTTCGTGTGTCGGGGTGGCATGTTTATAATGAGACGTTTTATTTTACCTTTAGCTATGCGGTCGAATGCTTCCGCCATAGTTTTATGATGAGCACCTTCTATAAAACTTGGCCATTGACTTTTAACAAAGTCTAAAAAATTATTTTGACAACTTTCTACTCGTTCAAGTTCTTGTAATCTTTCTGCTAGTTCTAGGTGTTCTTTTAAAACGTCTTCGGGTAATTGTTCTAGGTTGGCGCCAGTC